ATGGGAAAGAAACGGAAAAGCAGATGTCCAAACCTTGGTTACACCAAAAGGAAGAGAAACCTTTCGTATATTAATAACACAGCTAGTTTCATAAGTCCAAGATAGGAAATCCTGAGGACATTGATAGAACAGCATTTATTTGCTGTTCATCGGTGTCTTTTTTTATTGAAAGAATGTGATTGGAGGAGAAATGATGGGGAAATTAAGCATGTTTTTACCTACGATAAACTCGAAAGCTACAAAAAAGAAAGTGGAAAAGATATTTGATGAATACCGAATGTATTTGGTCACGTTACCTTCAGATTTTTTACCAAAAATCACAGCTTCCTATTCAATGCTTCCAGCCTCAGTGACGAATAAATTTCATAGTTCTACTGAAGATGCAGCCATTGAAAGAATTGAGTTTGAGCTTGAAAGAAATAAATTCGTCAACAAGGTCCATGCAGCTGTCAACTCACTCAAGCCAGATGAGAGATTTATCATTATCAAATGCTTTATGCAGCAACATGCCGGATATGACCCTGATATTTATTTGGAACTAGGCATGGGAAAAACAAGATACTACGAAATTAAAGGAGAGGCAATGCTGCGCCTGGCATTTGCTTTACAAATAGAAGTGTATAAGAAAAAGAGTGAGGTGAGATCTGCATGAACCTTGTTCAACCGATTCGCGACAAAGATATTTTAAAGGACATAAAAAAATGGTTAAAAGATACGAATGAAAGAAATTATATTCTTTTCTTGCTCGGCATTAATACTGGTTTGCGAATATCCGACATTCTAAGACTAAGAGTGAGAGATGTTCAGGGATGGGATATCTTCATTCGAGAGAAAAAGACGAGAAAACCTAAACAAATCAAGATGCCTTCTGAATTGAAGAAAGAAATTCGGCAATATGTGAAGGATAAGGACTCCTCAGAGTTTTTAATTAAAAGCCGGCAAGGAAAGAACAAGCCGATTACGAGAGGTATGGCTTATGTCATTTTGACAGAGGTTGCTGAAGAGTTTGGTTTAGAACGGATTGGGACCCATTCTTTACGGAAAACATACGGCTATCATCATTATAAACAGTTTAAAGATGTGGCGGCTCTTCAAAAAATATTTAATCATTCAGATCCTAGCATTACATTAAGATACATTGGAATTGAACAGGATAGCTTAAATGAAATGCAACGTAAATTTAAAATTTAAGCCAATCTTATTTTTTTATCATTTTTTCAGTTCGCTACAAAATAGATATTGTCTAACTGAAAAATAAAAAAGCGTGAATGTATTGATTTATATAGGGTTTCTCTGACCTCGTGAGTTGTACACATTATCCTTTATAGCTAACTCATAATGCCAAATTAAGCTTCAATTATGGTTCATTTTGGCTGAAAAGCAGCTAATAAAGGTCTATATTCCGATCCATTCGAAACGTGGCTCTGAAATGTTCTTAACGTCATTCCGGATCGCTCGTAATGTCAGCGGAGAATCTGCGAACTATTCGCGGAGAATTCGCGAACTATTTGCGGACAATTAACGGACGAAAAATTGTTTTGGGTATGCTAAATTTATATTATGGTATTGGTTCAAATGAATATCATAATTCCTGCAGGAGCTACTTGCCGCACAGGTCGCTCACATATCTTATCTTGAAGTAGGGATAGACGGCGCTTTTTGGAGAATTAGCGCCGTCTTTTCATTATGTTGTGTGTAGCATAACGGTAGTGCGGTCGGTCAAAGCCGGCGCGAGATAGTTCGATTCTATCCACACAACACCATGCGCGCAGCCTTCTATTTAGAAGGCTTTTTATTATGCTTATAAAGCACCATTTTTGTTATAGATAGAATATGAAGTGGGTGAGCTCATGAAGTTTGCTGATCATTTAAGCAAAGAAACTATTCGTAAGTTCAATCAACTTAGAAAAGCAGAACGGAATAAGAAAGAATCTAAACCTAAGAAAAATAAAATATACGGACATAGAGCTAACTTTGCCATTATTGACGAGATGGTTGAATATCCTGCGCAATCTCAGAAGAAAGAGAAACTTAGTCAAAGAGATCTGAAAGAGTTAATGGGTACGAGAAGAGATATTTATAAACGTCACAACGGAGCATGGAGGAGGAAATAAGTTAGGTAATGGCTGAGTACAAAACCAAAGAACAGAAGCGTAAGTTCTATGATAGTGGCAGCTGGAAGAGAATGCGTACCAAAATCAAGCAGCGCGACAATCATGAATGCCAGGAATGTAAACGGCAAGGGCGTATCGGGATAGATACTAACGAATATAGCGAGAGAGCCAAACGTAAAAAGATTATGTTGATTGTGGATCACATCAAGGAGCTTGAGGATTATCCGGAGTTTGCTCTTGATGAAGAGAACCTTGAAACATTATGTGTTAATTGCCATAACAAGAAGCACGGTCGTGTGTGGAAGTTTGTTAGGAAAGAACCAAAGTGGAACGATGAGAGATGGTGAGCATCCCCCGGGTCAAAAGGTTTCGCATTTTTCTTCGAGGGGGCACCGGTAAAGGGGGAGTCGAAATCCCAGATTTTTTGCTTTTTTATATACAGGGAGGTGAAAAAATGGCAAGAAGTGTGAGTATCACGCAACTTAAAAACCAATTATTGGAAAGGGTTGATATGGACGATTTAGTCCAACTTGAAAAGGTAGAAAGATATATTGAGTTAGTCAAAACTTTCAGGGTGATGAGTAAAGCCATTAAAAACGACGAAGATCCTGCAGCCACAACAAAAATCATTAGTGAACGAAATAAAATTAATGCATCTTTATTAAGTATTGAAAAGTCATTTGATTTCAAAAATGAAGGTGATTCCAAGCTGAGCCTTAGTGATCTTATATGATTTCAAATAAGTATGTGGATGAATATACAAACCAGTATAGGAGAGGCAAGATTAAGTTAAATAAAGAGCGCGTTATGCTAATTGACTACCTCGAAAAATACATACTGGTTAGGGACGATTTATATTTCGATGAAAAGATGCATGAGAACTATATAAAATTTACGGAAAAGTGGTATTTCAAATTAGAACTGTTTCAAAAGTTTTTTACAGCTTTTGTGTTTTTGTTCCGTAAAGAGGACGATTCAATATTTTATGAACAATTTCTAGACACCATGGCCAGAGGCGGAGGGAAGAACGGTTTAATCTCTTCATTAGCTCATTTTTTTATTAGCCCTTTACACGATATCCCTGGATACAATATTTCCATTGTGGCAAATAGTGAGTTGCAAGCAAAAACATCCTTTAAAGAAATTTACGATGTCATAGCCTCGAACGCGATACTGGACGAAATGTTCTATCGTACCAAATTAGAAATTAAAAGCAAGGATACTAATAGTCTTATTCAGTTTCATACTTCCAATGCTTCAACCAAAGACGGTTTGCGCGATGGCTGCGTAATATATGATGAAATCCACCAATATGAAAATTCAGATACAGTAAACGTATTCTCTAGCGGACTTGGAAAAGTACCGAATGCTAGGGAATTTTTTATTGGTACGGATGGATTTGTCCGAGAGGGATTCCTAGACAAGATGAAAGAACGAGCAATGAATATTTTAGAGGGAAAAGACCTAGATGATCCGTTATTCCCTTTCATCTGCAAGATTGATGACCCGAAAGAAGTAGACAATCCGGCTATGTGGGAAAAAGCAAATCCTATGTTTTGCGAACCAAGGAGCGCTTACGCAAAAGGACTGTTTAAGAAAGTACTGACCCAATACAAGCAGTTAGCAAACAACCCATCGAATCGGGAAGAGTTTATGACTAAACGTATGAATTATCCTGAAGTAGATTTAAACAAAACCATTGCCAGCTGGGAGGATATTCTTGCAACGAATCGACCTTTTCCGGAATTGAAACATCGTACAGCTGTCGGGGGTCTGGATTTTGCCAGCATTAAAGACTTTGCCGCCGTTGGCCTTTTGTTCAAAGTTGGAGAGGATTACATTTGGAAGACTCATTCTTTTGTACGTAAAGGTTTCTTGGATACGGTGAAATTAAAAGTACCAATAAAAGAATGGGAAGAGAAAGGATTCCTTACAATTGTAGACGAGCCAGTTATTGATATTAAGAATATTGTTAATTGGTTTGTAAAGATGCGAGAAATATATGGTGTAAATACTATATGTGCAGATACCTTTAGACTTGATTTAGTGAAAACAGCATTAGAAGCAGAAGGTTTTCAACTGCTGTATATACGTAATCCTAAAGCTATTCATTCTCTATTAGCGCCACGAGTAGAAACTCTGTTTGCAAATCATCATATTATTTTTGATGATAATCCTCTTATGCGCTGGTATACAAATAATGTGTATGTTCACATAAAAAAGGATGGAAATAAGGAATATTTAAAGAAAGATGAGTTCAGACGTAAAACGGATGGATTTCAGGCTTTCATTCATGCGTTGTGGCAGGCTGATAACATTCTAGAACAAGATGTGGATATAGAAGGTTCTTTGGATATTTTAGATACACTGAATTTCTAGAGGGGAGGTGAGGATAAAAAGTGGGATGGTTAGACAGTGTTTTAAGACGGAATAGTGAGTTGGAATCTTTGTTTGATTTAGATATTCCCTATGAAACTACTCATCGGGCATATTTGAAAAAAATGGCCTTAGAAACGTGTATCAATTTTATCGGTCGAACAATAAGCCAATCTGATTTCCGTTTCATTGAAAATGGAAAGCGTCAGTTTAATGATTGGCATTACTTATTAAACATAAGACCAAATACTGACCAAAGCGCTGCAGACTTTTGGCAGGATTTTATATACACGTTAATTAACGAAAATGAGGTACTAGTTGTTTTGACGGATAATAACGACTTATTGATTGCTGATAGTTTTACCAGAATCGAATTTGCCGTCTATCCGGATGTTTTTCGTGATGTTACTGTAAAAGATTATACTTTTAAACGTTCTTTCCAGATGAATGAGGTACTCTACCTTACTTACAACAATGAAAAATTAACAAAGTATATGAGTGGGCTGTTCGATGATTATGCTAACTTGTTTGGACGAATGATGGAAGTTAGCCTACGTAACTATCAAATCCGTGGAACAGTTGGACTAGATTCCACACAGCAACTAACAGAAGAAAACCGAAATAAGCTTCAAAAGTTCATCGATAAGCTTTTTAATTCTTTTAGGAATAACTCTGTTGCTCTTGTCCCAAAATTAAAAGGTTTTGAGTATGATGAAGTGGCGAAGGGTGACAATGGCGGGCAATCAATTGACGATTTAACAAAATTAAAAAGATCATTAATTGATGATGTGGCTGAAATATTAGGAATTCCGAATGCTCTTATCCACGGGGATCTAGCAGAATACGAAACTAGTATTAAAGCATACATTAAATTTTGTGTGGGTCCTTTAATTAAGAAGCTATCCGATGAATTGAACGCAAAATTAATTGATAAAGACAATTGCTTAAAAGGAGAAAGAATTGAGGTGCGCGGGGTGATTGAAAAGACTGCAATTGAAAACGCTGAAGCAGTAGACAAACTTGTTGCCAGTGGAGCTTACACAAGAAATGAAGTTAGAGAAAAATTTGGTGATGAGCGTTCAGATAATCCAGAATTGGACAAGTTCGTTATCACAAAAAATTATCAATCTGCCGGTGTAGTTGAAGGAGGTGAGAAAGGATGAAAGTGAAACGGCTATTTAATTACAAAAACACTCAATTTGACGAGGATTTAAAAGCTGTCCCTCATAATTTCGCTGTAAAGCATGATAACGAAAATACTGTAACAGAAATGACGATTTACGGTGTAATCGGTGAGTCGTGGTGGAATGAAAAGTGGACTTCTGCAATTGATGTAGATAATGCATTAAAAGAAGCTGGAATAAACAATCTTGTTGTTCGCTTAAATTCTCCAGGAGGCAGCGCGTTTGACGGAATAGCAATCTATAACCGTTTAATGAACTACAAAAAGGAAACAAACGCAAAAATCACAATTCATGTTGATGGTTGGGCATGTTCTGCAGCATCTGTTATTGCCATGGCAGCCGATGAGTTAATTATGGGACTCGGTGCCATGATTATGATTCATGAAGCTTCTAGTGGCGTTTGGGGAGCTAAAGGTGATTTCCGTAGTGAAGCTGATTTATTAGAAGAACTAGAAGAAGGTATCATCGATATTTATATGACAAAAGCAAATGTTGATCGCAAAGAAGTCCGTAAAAAGGTAGATGCCGAAACATGGTTCAGTGCTTCAAAAGCTATCGAAATCGGATTTGCTACTTCATCTGCAGCATCTGTGGAAGGTAATAAAGACAACGAAATCGCGAATTTACGAGCACAAAACGCAAATTTACAAAATGAAATTTCACAATTGAAAAATCAAACAAAAACAGAGCCAACGCCTAAGCAGGTACAACCGACTAATAAGCGTAAAGGGTTCTTTTTTTAATACTTAAAAACAGGAGGGTCATCTAAATGACTATGAAATTAAAAAGCAAAATGGAAAACTTCAATGCAAAAAAGAAAGCATATATGGATTTAGTCAAAGCCGAAAACGCTACACCAGAAGAAATCGAATCTGCATTTAATGAAATGTTTACTGCTTTACAGACTGATTTAACAGAACAAATCACTAATGAAGCACGCAATGAAGTGCACGATGCGCAAATTTTAGCTGCCCGTGGTCAAAATGTATTAACGTCCACAGAACGTAAATTCTTCAATGAAGTCATTGCAAGCGGCGGTTTTGCAGAAGATACTATTTTACCAATCACTACTCAAGAGCGTGTGTTTGAGGATTTGGTTGCTGAACATCCATTGCTAGATGTAATTGGACTAAAAGATCTAGGAGCTATCACTCGATACATCTATTCTGATGCAAACAAGGCGTATGCATGGGGCGCTTTATTCGGAGAAATTAAAGGACAAATTTCTGCAGCGTTCCGAGAAGAACAAATTGGTCAATTGAAACTCACTGCTTTTGCGGTAATTCCAAAGGATATGTTAGAGCTGGGACCTGAGTATGTGGAGCGTTATGTTCGTACTGTTTTAGTAGAATCTTACTCTGTTGGTTTAGAGTACGGTTTGGTAAATGGTCGTGGTCCAGCACAAAACGAACCAATCGGACTAATGAAAGATGTTGCTGAAAATGGAGCTGTAACAACTAAAACTTCTTCTGGAACTTTGACATTTGCTCCTTCAGAATTTGGTGAAGTAGTAGCAGGAGAGCTGCACGATGTAATCAAAGCATTATCTACAGATGCTTCCGGGAAAGCTCGTAAGGTGTTAAATAAAGTTGTCATGGTAGTTAATCCAGTTGATGCGATTAGTGTTCAATTCCGTAATACAATTCAAACAGCAAATGGACAATGGGTGACTGCACTGCCTTACAATGTACAGACAATTGAATCAGAAGAGATTCCAAATGGAAAAGCGTTATTTTTTGTAAAAGATGCTTATTTAGCTGCCATTGCGGGTGGATATAAAATTAACAAGTTTGACGAGACTTTAGCAATTGAGGATGCACGCTTATATACCATGAAGCAATTTGCAAATGGTAAGCCAAAAGATAACAAAACAGCTTTACTATATGATTTAGACATCCAATTTGGATCTGCCCCAGCTGTGTAAGAAAGTAGGTATGAATGATACCATATAAGGTGATTAATAAATTTTATGATTTAGCTGATGGAAATACCTTTTACAATGTTGGAGATACGTACCCGAAAGGGGATTATAAACCAACTAAAAAGCGTATTGAAGAATTGTCAAAGAAGCACCCTGAATATAAACGTATTTTTATTGAAGAAGTAAAAGAGGAGTGATGTGAATGATCATTACACCGGATATATTACTAGAATTTAAAAATAGGATGCACTTAGGTGATCATGAAGATAAAAACTTAATAAGCATCCTTTCTAAGTCTGTTACAGCATTAAATCGTGCCTGTGGTGATTATGATATAAAGACTCATGAAGAATTTAGAGAACTTGTTTTCGAGCGCAGCCGTTATGTTTATAACGATGCGCTCGAGTATTTTAATGAAAACTTTTTAAGTCAGATTAACGGTTTGGCAGTTAGTAAGGCTCTTGAAGAAATCACATTAGAAGGTGATACAGATGAAGCCGTTTAAATATAATCCAAACAATAATTCCGGATTGTTTAGGCATCGTATTACCTTTTTAAAAGCTCTCTCTGTGGAAGATGAAATTGGCCAAAGTGAAATACAATGGATTGCAGATAAACAAGCATGGTCCATAATTAAAACGATTAAAGGGTCAGAATATTTTTCATCTGGTTCCCAACAAGCTGAAATCATTTCTCGTTTTATTATTCGCTACATGTTTGGCATAACGGCTGATATGAGGATTGATTATAACGGTCGTATTTTTGATATTATCGAACCTCCTATCAATGACGATGAGGCCAATAAAACGCTCACGATTATTGCAAAGGAGCGTGTATGAATGATAAACGTTAACGACCTTTCTTTGTCTATCGCTAGAGAGTTGAAAAAGTATAGCGCAGAGATTGACGAGTCTATCCAAGTATCTAGAAAAGAGGTAGCAAAGGAAGGTGTCAAAACCTTACGGCGCACAAGTCTGAAAAAGACGGGCAGCTATTCTAAAGGATGGAGAGTCAAACAAGTTGGTATTCATTCGGTTATTCACAATGAAACAGATTACCAACTGACTCACCTTTTAGAAAATAGCCATATTATCCGAAACGAACATGGGACATATGGCAGAACGGAACCAATCAAACATATTGAACCCGTTGAAAGAATGGTTGTTCAGGAATTTACTGAACGAGTAGAGAAGGCGATAAAATGACACTCGAAGAATTTTATACCATGCTAAAGGCCACGGGACTCCCTGTGGCTTATTCTCATTTTAACGAAACTGTTGAGCCACCGTTTATTGCTTACTTAGTAGACGGGTCCTCTAACTTTTTTGCAGATAACAAAGTCTATCAAAAGTTTGATGGAGTTCGGGTGGAACTGTATACCACTAAAAAAGATTTGTTATCAGAAGGTAAGCTTGAGAGTGTACTGGACGCTAATGAGATTCCTTATGAGACGTTTGAAACGTTTATTCAATCAGAAAATCTATATCAAAAAACATATGAGGTGATTTTATAATGGCAGCACCATCAACGAATAAGATTAAGTACGGTCTTAGAAATGTTCACTATGCAGTAATTACAGAAACAGCAGGGGTTGTAAGCTATGGTACTCCTAAACGTTTGCCTGGTGGCGTTAACTTAACACTAACACCGGCGGGTGACAGTGCTGAGTTCTATGCTGACGATTCCAGTTATTATTCAGAGGCAACAAACAATGGGTACGATGGAGAGTTAGAGATTGCTAACTTAACAGATGAGTTTCGTGTGGATATTTTAGGTGATACTTACTCCAATGGCGTGATGTACGAAAATGCGGATCAGGTAACAAAACAGTTTGCTCTGTTGTTTGAGTTTCAAGGTGACGTAAAAGCAAAAAGAAACGTGCTTTACTATTGTACTGCTGCTCGTCCAACTGTATCAGGGGCTACAAAAGGGGCTACAACTGAACCGCAAACATCGGCTCTGACTTTTACCTCTCGTCCAAGACCTGATAACAAAGACGTTAAAGCAGATACAACACCGGAAATTGATGCTCTAGCTTATGATGCTTGGTACACAAACGTACATGAAAAAGGAGCTTAATAAATGGAAAAGCTGGTCCTCATTGATGGTCAAGAGGTATCTTTAAAAGTTAATGCTTCTTGTTTGCGTCGGTACAAAATGCAGTTTAGACGGGATTTTATACAAGATATTTACAAGCTCAAAAAGCTAGAAAAGTATGTTAATAAAGATGGTGTCTTGAGTGCGGAGGAAGAGATTATTGCTCAAATAGATTTTGAGCTTTTCTCTGACTTACTGTGGTTATTTGCTAAAACAGCAGATAAAACCATCCCAGCACCTTTGGAATGGGAAGAACAGTTTGAAAGAATCCCTATTCAGGATACTTTGCCGGTAGTACTTGAACTCCTGACAGTTATGTTAGATAGTTCAAAAAAAAAGTAGGTAATGGAGAGGGCAAGGGCTCTGTCAGCGCGGATGATTTGCCGACGACTGAGGAGTTTCTTGCTCTTTGTTATAAGTGCAAGTTGTCAAATGATGATCTTGAGTTTATGACCTACGGGGATTGCATTGACTATATTGACAGTTACATCGATATGCACGAAACCAAGGAACCACAAGCAAGAGAGGCCGGTCAGGTTGATTTTGACGTTTTTTGATA